CCCAGGCCTAGTCGGGAGCGGGGTAACCGCTCATGGCTACCTACACAGTCACCCACAAGTACCTGGTCGACAATTACGCCGTCCTACAACTACTCACCCCCTCAGATGTAGTTGTAGGCGGCGCAATTACCGTTGCAAGCGTTGACGCCACGTTCAACGGCTCATACACCGTTTACGCGCTCCCGCAATACCTGTACATCGGCACCGACACCGAAGGCGACCTGCTATTTGACTACCAGGTGCCAATTCAAAATCAAGTGCTTTACGCCAAGACCGCAAGCGACGTCGAACGCGTCGCAACATCCGGGACGCTCGCATACACACCCGTTTGCACTTGGATCACCGCCGCAAATATTGAGGATTGGCTTGGTATCGGCACCGCGACGGCTGGCGATGCAGCGTTTTTGACGCAATGCGCCGCAGCTGCCAACCAATTTTGTTATCGACGCCGACAGGAAGCCGGATACATTGACAGCGTCAGCAGCAGCCCATCAAGCGACGTCACCCTAGGCACGATCATGTATGGTGGCGCCCTGTATCGTCAGCGTGGCTCAATGGATCAGTTCGCGTCGTTTGACGGCATGGCAACCGCCCCAGTCGTCGGCCTATCAGGCATGGTAAAACAGCTGTTGGGGATTGACCGCCCACAGGTGGCGTAATGCCTGTACCTGCCTACACCGACCTGTTCAATGAGGCGATCGACGACCTGACCTCAACCCTGCAAACCATCACAGGACTACAGGTTGTCAACGATCCCCGGAACATCGTTCCGCCATGTTGTTTCATTGACGCACCATCATGGGAAAGCTGGAACTACAACATCGTCAAATTGACGTTCCCGGTCAAGGTGCTGACGCTTGGCCCTGCCAACCTAGACGCGCAACGATCGCTGCTCAACATTTGTGCCATGCTGTTAGCCAAAAACGTGGCCGTCACGGCAGGCACACCATCCGTAGTCGATATTGGTGGCTCAATCCTGCCCGCGTATGACCTTACAATTGCAATGCAAGCCCAAACGAGCTAGGAGAACCTATGTACATCATCGTCAGCCCCCGCCTTGGTACCCCTGGCGACGTCTACGAGCCTGAGGAAGGCGTCAACGTAGATGCCTTGATCGAAGGCGGCTTTGTATCCACCGACAAGGTCAAGAAATCGTCTAAAGTCAAGTCAGACCCAGTCGAGGAGTAACCACAATGCCAACCAGCGTCTACCTGTCCAACCCGAGCGTCACGATCAACAGCGTCGACCTCAGCGACCAATGCACCGCCGCAACTATCACATACCTGGTCGAGCAGCTCGAAAACACCGCTTTCGGTTCAACGGCTCGCAGCTACACCGGCGGATTGCAGAATAACAGCGTCACCGTCACGCTGTACCAGTCGTACGCCGCGACCGAAACCGAAGCGTCGATCTACAGCCTCGTCGGCACCACCACCACGCTTGTGTTGAAGCCATCGTCGGGCGCAGTTTCGGCGACCAACCCGTCATACACCATCACAAGCGCATACTTGGAAAGCCACACCCCAATCAACGCATCGCTCGGCGAACTCTCAACGATCGACCTGACGTTCAGCGGTGGCTCAATCGCAAAGGCCACCAGCTAGCCATGTTTCCGCCAGCCCAAGCGGGCGGCGCTGAAAACAATCAAAGCAAGCCCGCATTGGCGGAGCCTTGCCCGACGAAAGGTAACTAATGCAAATCAAGTTGCGCGTCGACCTCAAAGACGGCAAACCAGCCCGCCAACTACGCACAAATATGCTGGCAATTGTTGAATGGGAAAAAACGGAAAACCGTCGCACCGCCGACGGCAAGGGCATCGGCTTTGCAGATCTTTGCTGTTGGGCATACACGCTTTGCAAGCTTGCTGGCGACAAAGTACCCGGCACTTGGCGCGAATGGGTAGCCGAACACCCCGACATGGAAATCACCACCATTGACGAACTGGTCGACGACACCCCTACCACCGGGGCACCTGGCGACGCTCCCTCGCCGAGGTCTTAGTTATGACAGGCTTTTGGCCGCCCCACGTGGAGTTTGACCTACGCGACGTCACCACGGTTATGTATGTGCTTGACCAGCAAGCCAAAGCACGAAAGCGCCGATGATGAGCATTGAAGTCGTTGGCATCAAAGACACGCTAAAAGACTTACGCACCCTTAACCCTGAAATGCGTAAACAATTCGCCCGTGACGCCAAACAAATCGCTGCACCAATCACCACCACCGCCAAAGCCAACTACCCGCAAATGCCGTTGTCTGGCATGAAATACCGTTGGGCACAAAAAGGCCGCCAACTGTTGCCGTGGGACGCTCGACGCGCCCGCAGCGGCGTCACCGTCAAAATTGACGCAGGCCGACGACGCGACGGCGTCATCACCATCATTCAAAAAGACCCGGCAGCTTCAATCATCGAATTTGCCAGCAACAACAACCGCCTAGGTCGATCACTCAGCACCCTTGCATGGGGTGAACCAGCCCGTGTCATGTGGCCAGCCGCAGACAGCCACCTCAACGACGTCACACGCGAAATGCGTCAAGTTATCGACAAAGTCGCCGACGAACTCAACCGAAAGCTGATCTACTAATGGCAATCCGCATACCGATCATTTCCGAGTTTTCGGACAAGGGCATCAAGCAAGCCCAATACGAATTCAACAAACTTGACAGCAACGTACAGAAAGCCGGGTACGTTCTCAATAAGGCGATCTTGCCCGCAGCTGCCGCATTTGGCACCCTGACCCAAGTCATCGGGCCAGCCGTCACCGCCGCCAGCAATATGCAGGAAAGCATGAGCAAGGTCGGCGTCATTTTTGGTGCAGGCGCCAAAGAGGTTGAAGCATTTGCACAAACCGCAGCCCGCAACTTGGGACAAAGCAAGCAAGCCGTTCTTGATGCCGCAGGCGTATTTGGCACGTTTGGCAAAGCAGCCGGGCTTGCAGGAGAAGATTTAGCCTTATTTAGCAACGATTTTACCACCCTGGCTACCGACCTAGCCAGCTTTAACAACACCACCCCTGAGGAAGCCGTACAGGCCATTGGGGCCGCTTTACGAGGTGAAGCCGAGCCGCTACGCCGTTTTGGTGTTTTGCTCGACGACGCCACCCTAAAAGCCGAAGCAATGAAGCTCGGTATTTATGACGGATCGGGCGCACTTACCGCACAGCAAAAGATTTTGGCTGCACAAGCCGCAATCTACAAACAGACGTCTGACGCCCAGGGTGATTTTGCCCGCACCGCCGACGGCCTTGCCAACAAACAACGCACCCTGTCAGCGTTGCTTGACAACTACCAAGTACAACTTGGTCAACAAATACTGCCAAAAGTCAACGAATTAGTCGACCTTACGTTGGAAGCCGAAAGTGTTTTCGGCAATTTGCCTGACCCAGTCAAAAACGCCGCAGGCGCATTTACTGACCTTACCGACAAGCTAACAAAACTGATCAGCCCGCTCAGCGGCACACTTGAGCTTGTCAAACGGATCTTTGACTTTTTTGGCGATGAAGAAACATTTGGCGCATACAACAAAAACCTTGGTGTATCCGCTGCACAACAAATGCGTGTCGCAGATGCAGCGGGCATTGAGCGTCGCGCCATCATGTCCAGTAACGAAGCCAAGGGCAAAGGCACTAAAGCGACAAAAGACCTGACCGACGCCAACAAAAAACTAGAAGAACAGATTGCTAAAGCCCGCACCGAAATCGAGCAAAAACTCAATACCGCCTTGTCAAACGCTCAAAGTCAGTTAGACACGGCTCGCAACGCCTACAACAGTTTTCGAGACAGCATTACCAGCTCAATCACAGGCACCCTCAATTTCACAGATGCGCTCAAAGAAGCCGTTGACGCCAAAGGCACATTTATTGGCGGCCTCACAGTCATGGCTAACCGATCCAAACTGTTCGGTGAACGTGTCGCAACCTTGCTGCAAATGGGTCTATCTGAAAGCGCGCTACGCAAAGTCATTGACGCAGGCGTTGAAGCGGGCACATTTATTGCCGATGAACTTATCAACGGCGGATCGGACGCCATCCGCCAAACCAACGAACTTGTACAAGCTTTAGAAACCGTTGCTAACAAGCTTGGCACCGACGCAGCCGACCAGTTTTACGGGGCAGGCATTCAACAAGGTGAAGCAATGGTCGCAGGCATTAAAGCCGTGCTAGACGATTTCACCGCCAGACTGGCTGTAGACGGGCTGACGCTGCCGCAAATTCAAACCATAGGCACAGCAGCCGACGCAGCTTTAGGGGCTGTCACAGGGGCTCCTACGATGCCGACAGCCCCCGTATTTGGCAACGACTACTGGGCAGGATTACCCGGTGGCGATGTAACCGTCAACGTCAACGGCGGCCTAGCGTCGAGCGCCGAAATTGGCCAGGCGGTAGTAGACAGCATTCGTGCCTACAACAGGGCCACGGGCCCAGCGCGTATTGAGGTCAGCGGGTACGTCTGATGCCCGGCACAGCAATCGTTCAATCAGGCAATTACAAGCTTGAAATTGACGCGGGCTTCAACGTTGATGCATTCGTGCTTGATGACGCAGTCAAAGGAATACTTGACAATACGACCTATGTACTTGACGGAACAAGCCAATTTGCTGATGTCACTTCAGGCACATTGAATATTATCGTTCGTCGAGGACGCAAAGACCAAGGTGACAGTTTTAGCGCAGGCACCATGACTTTCACTTTGAACGACACGTTAGCCAACGGCGTCTTCAACCCGTTTGACACAAATTCGCCCTATTACAACGACAATGCCAACGTGCCGGGTCTTGCGCCGTTACGACAAGTCAATTTGATCAGGTACGACAACACAGGAACAGCAAAATACCTGTTCAAAGGAAAAATCGTTGACTACGACTATCAGTTCGTTTTAGGTGGCGTCAACACCGTAAGCGTTTATTGCGCCGACAGCATGTACTTGCTTTCCCAAACTTTCATGGATGCGTTCAATCCCGACCCGCAATTATCGGGTGCTCGAATAAACACGGTTCTTGACCTGCCAGAAATCGCTTACCCGTCAGGCGCCACCAATCGCGACATTGCCACAGGCACCGTCAACCTTGGACATGATGCGTCGTACAACGTGCCCGCTGGAACCAACGCGCTGAATTATCTACTGCAAATAAATGACACCGCAGAATTCGGCAGACTCTTTGTTTCTCGCGACGGCAAATTGACGTTCGACAACAGAATTGGTGCAACTCTTGACCCCGCAGTAGCCACATTTAACGACACCGGATCAGGCATCAAATTTGATGACATAGGCATCAGTTTCCAAGCCGATCAAGTCGTCAACAGAGCAGTCGTCACCGGGCTAAACGGAAATACATCAACAGCATCCAACAGCACTTCCATCAGCACATATTTCATTCAAAATACAAGCATTACAAACAGTTTGCTCCATGACGCAACAGAGATCGCCACGGCCGCCGTTTACCTTTTGGAACCAACCCCCGCGGCCCGATACACCGACGTCAGCACCCCATTCTCAAGCTGCACAACCACGCAACGCGACACGCTTGCAACGATTGACATTGGAGACACAATTTCAATCAGCAAAACATTCAAATCAGGTACAGGCACGAGCAGTTTGAATCAAACGTTGTCTGTTGAAGGCGTAGAACATACCCTTAATTTCAACACCGGACACAGAATTACGCTCTTTACGGCACCCACCACAATCCTGTACTACCTGGTTTTGGATGATGCCACCTATGGTCGTACAGACGCCGACAATGTTCTAGGCTAAAAGGAGAACTATGGCTACCCCTACCACACTTCCAGCAAGCTTTTCAGCTGGGGCAGTTTTGACTGCATCCCAATTGAACAACATGCGCGGCGCATTTCGCATCCTGCAAATCGTGTCAGCAACCAGGTCAACTTTGTTTACCAGCAGCTCGACCACCTACACCGACGTCACCACGATGACCGCAACGATCACACCATCGGCAACATCCAGTCAGGTATTGGTGTGGTTCACAACGGCTGGTGTAGGAGCGAACGGTACGGCAGACGTTTTGGGACGTTTGTTGCGAGGTGCATCGTCAATTTGTGAAACAGCATTTGTAGCGGGCGTAATAGCAGGAAATAACGAATCTCGACCAACAACTGTTTTTTATCTTGACAGTCCGGCCACAACGTCAGCCACCACATACAAATTGCAAGCGCGAACAACATCAGCAAACGCATTTAGCATCGGTGGCCGATACGACGGTTCATATACAGGCGTGTCATCGTTCATGGTTATGGAGGTCAGCGCATGAGCGTCACCTACGCACAAATTCTTGCCCACAAATACGCGAACGCACAATGGTCACTCGACGGCGACGACCTTGACACGCTCGTTTGGTTATCCGATGAGCCGAAGCCGACACAAACCGATCTTGATGCTTTGGCTCAAACGGTTGAACAAGAAATTGCCCGAATTCAAGCTGACAAAATTGCCGCAAAAAATTCTGCATTAGCCAAACTTGGATTGACCGCCGACGAAATCGCGGCTTTGTTCGGCTGATGACGAAATGGTTACTGCGCTTTTGGTGGCTTTGGTCGGTGGCGGTTTCTCTGTGGTCGTTGCGCTTATTCATAAATCGACCCAAGAAAACCGTGAAGATCACGGACGGGTACACGAAGCGCTGGGTCGAATAGAACAAAAAATCGACCACCACACGGAGAACCATCCATGAGCAACCAAACCAAAGCAATGCTCGCTTCCTACGCTCGATCCGTCATTGCTGCGGTTGCGGCAATCGCATCCACCGGCAACACCGACCCGCAAGATTTCGCCAAAGCCGCAGTCGCAGCTCTGCTTCCCGTCATCATACGATGGGCCAACCCCAAAGACGTCGCCTACGGTCGTGGCTGTAGCCAAAGCTAAACCAGGCGTACCAGGCGCCACCGACTACATCGGAAACGCCGACGGAGCATCCAAAGGCCCGCGACCGGGCATGGATGAATGGATCAAACAGGCCGTCAAATACGCCAACGGCAGCTTGTGGAACAATGGCAGTTGGGGCCAGCGCGACATGAAAGGTCGACCAGGCACCTTGTCGGTACACGCCACCGGGCGCGCCGTCGACCTGTCTTACCGCGATATGCCCGACGATCGCGGAAAACCAAATGGTCGCCAGCTCAGCAAAGTCTTTATTGAAGCCTGTGTAGCCAACGCAAACGCCCTCGGCCTACAAATGGTCATCGACTACTGGCCCCAGCCATTTGGTCGAGCATGGCAATGCAACCGCATGGCATGGCAGGTCTACCAAAAGCAAACCGTCTCAGGCGCACCTGGCGGGGACTGGTGGCACGTCGAGATCACACCAAAAATGGCAGACCACCCGGAACTCGTAAAAGCCGCATTTCTCAAGGTTTTTGAGGGTATTCCCGCATAGGCCCGTCCGATCCCCTAGGGTGGGATCACCGACGAAAGGAACCTAGCCATGACATTGAACCCATTAGCCGCATTAGCCACCCTAGTTACAGCAGTCCTAGGGCTTACAACGCTCCTAGAGGCTCCTAGACCCCTTTCAGGGCAACCTAGCGCCACCACCACACCCGCTTCATGGGACATTTACCCGCCGACGACGGTCGGGCAGACCACCGTCACCGAGACCAGCTTGCCGACCACGATCGCCACGTGCGACGACGCGGTGAATTTGGCCCGGCAGGTCGGTTGGCCCGAAGATCAGCTCGACACGCTCGCCGTAATCATGCTTCGAGAATCAAATTGCACACCAACCGCCCACAACGTCAATGATCCGCACGGCGGCTCTTATGGGCTCACCCAAATCAACGGTTTCTGGTGCCTACCGAACGCATCGTGGCCGATGGGCTGGCTACAAGTGCAAGGCGTCGGCGTCACCGACTGCTCCGAACTGTTTATCCCTGAGGCAAACCTGCGCGCCGCACTCGCTATTTACAACAATTCCGGGTGGGGGCCGTGGGCTGCCACAGCACCGTGACACACCTGTGATAGAACATCCCTACATAGATCCCGATGACACACTCAGCAAGGAGACCCGACAAATGATGGCCGACAACTTCCAGCCGACCTCAGCATCAGCAAAACAACTAGAAGCGCTCAACCAACTGGTCGACGCAATCTTCAACCCGCACAGCGACGTCATCCGACGCCTACGCACCATCCGCAACGCAATGAGCTTGTGCGACCCGGAACCTTTGTACGACATTGAAACGATTGACAAAGCGATCGCCGCATTGGAGAAGGCACGATGAACTGCACAATCTGCAAAGGCGCAATCGCATGGCCCGACATTCAAGGCCGCACACATTTCGTGTGCGACGGTCGAGTACCAGCACCCAAAGGCATTACCCCGTACGGGCAAGCGATGCAGATCAGCCAGGCGGTCGCCGACGCTCGATGGACACCCGCACAGCAACGCCAAGTTGACGCCGCCATCGATGCCTGCGCCCGCGAAATCGGATATTTCACCGCTGACGACGTGTGGGCCAAACTCGGTCAACACTTTCCCGTCACCAAAGGGCTTGCTGGCCGGCTGAACGCAGCTGTGCGACGCCGCACCATCGTGAACACCGGCGCCGTACGCCACGCCAATCGTGGCGGCCAGCATGATCATGCTCAACGCCTCACCGTGTGGGCAGCCGCATGAAACTCAACTATCAAAACAAACTTGTGATTTTCTTCGGATCGTGTGCAGCGTTTTGGCGTATTTGGCGTCGCCACAGAAACTGGAAAAAGCGTGGCGTTTGATCTCAGCTCCTACGAAACCGTTGAGGATCGCCTTACACGGTTTTGGCGTGACCATCCGACAGCCCGGATCGAGACCGCAATGATGGCCTATGACGGCGACAGCTGCGTATTCCGAGCCGAGGTCTATTTCGACGCCGCACAAACGTCACCGACCGCGACCGGGTACGCCGAAGAAGTCAAAGGCTCCAGCCCAGTCAACCGAACATCATTTGTCGAGAACTGTGAAACGTCTGCGATCGGTCGTGCGCTCGCTAACTGCGACTACGCGACGCACGGCAAAAGGCCATCCCGTCAGGAGATGGCAAAGGTGCAGCGGGCGGGGGCGGGCAACCTTGCGCCCGGATCGGAACCCTCGCCCGTTGCGCCGGATTACATCACCACCGTCGGCGGATCCAAGGCCGCTACACCCAAGCAGGTCGGCTACATGAAAGCGCTCGCAAAGAAACTGTCGCTCGATGAGGAAGGCCTGTTTCATTATGTGCAACAGGTGTTGGCTAGTGATGCAGCTGTGCCCGAAGCCCTAACGATCGCCGAAGCCAACCGCGTCATCGACGCACTCAAGAAAGATACGCAATGAGCCTTGACCAGGCCGACAAACTGATCGACATGATTGCGCGCGTCAACGCGCTTGAACTCGAAAAAGCACATAAGGATGAGCTGCTGAAATACCTACGGTGGGCGCTGCGTAAAGCGGTCAAGGCCTACTGGTACAGCACCGAAATCAACGTCGACTAGATCGACCATAGACCTAAACCGATCGCACGGTGGATGGATGACACCCGGTAACGGGGGTCGATTGACGCGCCCTAAAACAGCAACACGAAGGTGGCGGGGCAAAGCGTCAAAGCGATACGTTCAGCAAGTTAGTTAGTGGGACGCGGGTAGAGGCAAGCCGCGGGGTGGGCATTACACCCGTCTGTCTCCACGTCGATGGCTAAGGTTGATAACAAACAATGAGCAACAAACCTGAACCCGACAACACGCTCGACTCTGCACCCCGGTCAGCAAGCCCCCCCCTGGGGGGCGCAGCTGGATGGGGGGCGCCACGATGAACCGCAAAGAATACCGATCACCTGGCTATCAACAAGCCCGCAAAGCCCTACTCGCAGACAACCCAATCTGCCATTGGTGCCGACGCAGACCCGCAACCGAAGCCGACCACCTCATCGAAGTAGACCGCGAAGGCACACACAACGACGGCCTTGTACCATCGTGCAAACCCTGCAATGCTGCACGTGGCGCAACACATCGCAACAAAAAGTTGGCGGCCGCAAAACTCACACGCGAAAAAGCGTTGAATGATTTTTTACACGCAAACGCGATCAC